TTATAATATGATAACATCATCAGCTATATTATATATAAGATAATGGGATAAACTCCCATAAAAATGGACATAGTTAATGTTAATTGAAAAACCAAAACCGCAAGATACAATTGCATCTAGAATTCTTACACATGCAAGAGAATATGGATTGGCAAATCCTAAAGGTGAAATATTTGATAATATTTTTCTACGTGCCGATACTCAACAAGAAATAGATAAATCCAGAAATATTATTGGACAAGGTAAAGCACAACTTCTTTATCCTAATGGCTTGACACCAGATGGATTTTCTAGTTTTGCGCCAACTTTAGGTGTTAATGTTGAAAATCTTGATCCACAAAGGTCGTATGAAGCAACTGCTGAAAATCAAGTCAGTTTGTATTGGAGTAAAAATCGAGAGAGAGTATTAAAATACTATCGTGTTTCAGGTAGAGCAGAAGTTTCTGAATCTTTAGATCAGATAGCAGATGAAGGTGTATATCCAAATGATATGGGCGAAATATGTAGTCTATGGATTGATCCTGATGCTGAAATTGGTGATAGCGTTAAAAATAAAATGCATAAAACCTTTAGACAGCAAGTTCTTAATAGAATAATGAATTTCAGAAAAGATGGTTGGTACTTATTCCGAACACTTTTAGCAGAAGGTCGAATATTTTTTGAAGTTGTATATGATGATATCGAAGGTAAAATAGTAGGTGTGAATTTACTTCCTAGCCAAAATATGATTCTTGTAATACAAGATGGAATTATAGTTGGATATCGTCAAATGCTTGAAGGTGTTTACACAAGCGCCGGCGGTAAAAATGCAGGTAAAAATTATATTGATTATAGTCCTAATCAAATTTTATATGGCGATTTAGGTATGTATGGACCTGGTGGTATTAATGATGTCCGTGGTCCATTAGAGCCTGCTATTAAACCATTCAATCAATTAAATGCTATTGAAGATTCTATCGTAATGTATCGCATTCAATGGGGTAGTGAGAAACTTGTATTTAAAATTGATACAGGAATGATGCCAAAATCTAGAGCTGAAAAGCATATGAAAGAACAGGCTAAAATTTTGAGTAGACGACCTGATTATAATACGGTAACAGGTGAAATCTCTAATAATGGTCGTGTCATTGGTCTTGGTGAGCACTTTTTTATATCAACTAGTGGACAAACTCAAAACTCTGATATCACTCGATTACAAGGTGGCGATAATATTGGAAATATTGAAGACCTAAAATATTTCAAAAGAAATCTTGTAAATTCTATGAAAGTTCCGCCAGGAAGAATCACAGCACTTGCAGGTGATGGCGAAAATTATAATAACGGAAAAATCGGTGAAGTAACACAATCTGAAGTGACTTTTGCTCGTATGGTTCAAAGATATCAGATTCCATTCGATACTATATTAACGCGTTTATTTGTAATGCATTTAAATACTATTTCTGATATAACTGATGATGTAAAAATAGAAGAATATTTTGGTGTTCGATTTATGAAAGGTAATTCTTTCCAAAATTATATGGATGCTGAAATACAAAATACCAATTTAGATGTATTTGAAAAAATGTATAAATATGTGAAAAATAAAGAAAATCCTGCAGGTGTATTATCCAAGCGCTATGCTATGATAAATGGACTTAAAATGACAGATGAAGATATGGTCGTTAATGGTAATTGGTTAATACAAGAAGAAAAATTTGAACAAGAAGGTGGAACGGTTGGTCTTCCTGGTGGTGATGCCGGTATTGATGGTGGCTTTTAGCTATAAACTCTGACTATGAATGGAACAAAGAAAAAAGTTAAAGCATTAATTGGTGGATTGTTAGCAAATGACGATGCCAAAGTGGAATCCTTAGTCCGCGATCTGACCAATAGTATTATTCCTGAAAGGAGTGATATAATAATCCGTGCATTGCTTGATCATTTGAGAGGTAATACTGATGTCTAAATGTCTTCTACAAGAACCAGAATATAATGGTTCAAAGGTTCGTACACTTTATGAGGCTGGCGTCGGGATTGACGGAAAGCCTTCTAAAAGATTAAAAATAATAGGAACTGCTATCGTCACTGATATACCAGGTATTAATGGGCGTAGCTATTCAAAAAATATATTAGCTCCTGAAGTTAAACGATTTAATGATAAATTTATTTCTAAAGGAAGAGCCATAGCCGAACTTAATCACCCTAGATTAACTCCACAAGGAGATGGTAAGGATTATTCTGTATTTGAAATAAATTTGATGAAAGCTTGTGCATTAATTGAAGAATTGCATTTTAAAGGTAATGAACTTTTATGCAAAATGGCAGTAGTCCCTGGACATCCTGCAGGAGATGCACTTAAAGCGCTTCTTGATGCTGGCTATGTTCCTGGATATTCATTGCGTGGAGCAGGCTCCGTGGTTGAATCTGGCAAAGGATATATGGAAGTGGGAGATGATTATCGCTTAATAACAATTGATGTTGTAGGAAACCCATCATTTGATGATATGGCGTTAGTTTCTGTTATGCATGAAGCTATTTACAAGTCTAAAATTAATGTATTAACAGAAGCCGTTGAAATGGCCAATAAAGAGTTTATGATTAACTGTGACCATATGTCGAAAATTCGTCTTGGTAAAAAACAATTTAGTAGAGATGCATTGGTTACTTGGTGTGAATCAATATCTTCCACTCAACCTATGATTTAAAGGAGTCTGTAATGCTTGATATTTCAAAAATTCTAAATCAAGATGTATTAAATGTTATCGGAAAAAATGGAATAACTTCTATCAATGAAGCCATAAATGATTCATTTGATAGTGAATCTAAAAGAATTGAATTAGAATACGCCACTCGATTTGATGAGTTGGTAGATAATATAACACGTAAATTTGATGATAGAGTTGAAGGCGTTATTATTGAAAGTGTAAGAACAACTGTTGGTGATAATGTTAATAAAAAAATGTATAGCCTTGTCAGAGATATGGTCAATCTTTTGGAAAATTCAGGTATTGCTACAACTGAAAAAACTAAAGAACTTCAATCTAAAGTAAATGCAGCAGAAGAAAAACTTCAGCAAGCATATAAAGAATATGAAGATATCAAACAAGAGAAAGATCATTCAAAAAAAAATGAATATATACTTCTTCAATTAAAGGGATCACATCCTAAAATTATTGATTCTGCTTTAGAATATTTTAAAGATAAATTAATGATAGATGTTGAAGATGAGATAGATGCGTTTATTAATGGAGATTTTAAAAATCTTTTAGGTGATGAAGGTTCTATGTCAGAAAAATTAGGTGATATTGATATTAATATGGTTCGTGATGCATTAGATGGTATGACTCGTGAAAAAGACGAAAAACGTAAGAAGAATGCGTTTACTGAAAGTCTTGGAAAAGGTCTTCGCCAACAAAAAGCAATAGGCGGTTCAGCACGCAATCCTAATATTTCACAACAAACATTAAACGAAGCAAGTTTAGGTTTGATTCAATCTGAAGAAGATATTGCAGATGCAATGAATAGAATAAAAGCATTTGATGAACTTGGATATCGGTTTCGATAATAAAACATAAAAATGCATATCCGTTTTGAATATAGCTATAAAAATAGCTATTCAAAACGGAAGTTGTATTAAAAATGGCATAAATGCAATGTGTTGATATGGTCGTGATATAAACCACCAATTGAAGACTTAAAAAATAGTCACCATCTTTATTGAAGACTGAGTGGTCGTTGATATAGATGTGAATTCAAGGAGTCAATACAATGCAAGTTACTAAGAAAAGAAGCCTAATTCAAAAATGGGCACCTGTACTTGAGTCAGACATTGGTGCGCCGATTCGCAGTCAAGCAGATGCTTCTGTTATTGCCTGTCTACTCGAAAACCAAGTCCGCCTTAATAAAGGCGCTTTAGCTGAATCAGTAAACGTTACAGCTGATGTTGAAGTTTACCAACAATATGCACTTCCATTAATTCGTCGCCAGTTCCCAGAACTATTGGCAATGAATACGGTCGCTGTAATCCCAACAACTACCCCTCAAGGTATTTATTTTGCGCTCCGCTATCTATATGATGGTACTCGTAAAACTACACAATTCCGTAAAGGTCAACAAGGTGAAATCGGATTCGACTTGTGGCGTGACTTTACAGGTTATCATAATTATTACTCTGATGCTGCAAATGGTGGTCCATGGACTACTACAGAAGGCGAATATCTAAGTAACTTTATGCCTCAACAACCTGGATACGGCAATCCATATGCTAACCTTCCTACAGGCGTACAACCTACTACTGGTAGTATCACTGATGGTGTAGGTCTAGTTGATCAACCTGAATATCTACGTCAGAATATGCGTATGGCTTCAATCAAAGTCATCAAAGGTTCTGTTATCGTTGGTACTCGTGCGATTAAATCTCACTATACTCTTGAGCTACAACAAGATCTTGCAGCCGTTCACGGACAAGATATCGAAGCATTGCTTCTTGAAGCTCTACAATTTGAAATTCAACAAGAAATTGACCGTGAAATTCTACAATCAATGATTTATGTTGCAACTACACCTGCCCTTGGCGGTGAAGCTCCAATTCAAGTTGACCTTAATGCTCTTCCAACTGACTTTGCTCGTTGGGCAGCAGAAAAAATTGCCGCCGCAATCGTAAATACAATTCTTGCAGTTTCTCAAAAAATTGCCGTTGTATCTCGTATGGGTTCTGGTAACTTTGCAATCTGTTCACCAGATATCTGCGCTGCATTATCAACATTGAATAATGGTATTTACATCCCTACTTATTTGAACACTAATATCAATCAACAACCTTCTGGTGGTGTGGCTGAATCTGGTACTCTTATCGGTGGTGGAATTAAAGTATACAGAGATATCTTTGCTACTGTTTCTTATGCCTTAGTTGGTTATAAAGGAGCTCGTCAAGGTGAATCTGGTATTATCTTTATGCCTTATATTCCTTACATCTTTACGAAAACAGCAGGTCAAGAAGACGGCTCACCTCGTTTGATTGTAAAATCGCGTTATGCTGTCGTTGCGAATCTTTTGGGAGCTGGTCAATTCTACCGCTACATCCAATTCAAAAACGTACAAAGCGCAATTCTTGGAATCGAAACACAAACCGATTATGCAACTGGTGCTTACCCTTGGGAAGTTGTTGGTGCATCTTACGATCCATCTGGAAGTCAATACGGCCCTTGTGGTGGCGAACCTGGATTCTTGGGTGGCGTTGGACCAAATGGTTGTGGTGGAGAACAAGGCGATACATTCGTATGATTTTTGGCGCCTCGGCGCCAATCATTGTAATAAAATGTTACGATATAGTCTCAAGCTTAAAGCTTGGGACTTTTTTT